AGTTCTATCTGCCGAGCCATTTCGGTAACGCTGCGATCATCAAAGCGCGGCAGTTTCATCGTGTTCCACCTGCTGCAACATCCAATCGAGGAATGCCGAAGCGCCAATCAGTATTGCGAGCCGCATCGAGCCGCATGACAGCCTGCCTGCCAGAGAATCGAACGCTCGTCGGCGCATCAATCGTGTATGGCCCGAAGCTGTACTCGGGGCCGTTAGGATAGTTGCGCGTCCGGAATGACAGCGTGACATCGCCCCGCGTGTTCTCGTCTGGCAGGACACGACGCACCATGTAGCGCGTTTCGCCTTCGCCAATCTCAAACGGGCCAGTCTCAGCAAACGGAGCCATACCGTCATACTGGAATCCGATCTCATGGCGATAGATGTAGCCATCCGGCGATGCCATCAGCGGGTTGCCGTAAACGCCGTTGTCGTCGCCACATGTGCGGGCAACAGTACCGATTGACCAAGTGTTCTCGCGGTAGTTCCAGGCTACATAACGATTGCACTCGTTGCTGTCAGCAGAAGGGTAGTGCCACCAGACTTCATTAAACGCCGTGTTATTCCATGCGGCCACCTTGCGAATCTGCGCCATGTTGATGTCGCTGAATACAAGGTCTTGCACGTCGGACGGGAGAGGCTTCACAAAGCCATCGTAGATGTAGAACGACCCAAGCCCCATCCAACAGGCAAAGGAGTCAGTAGCAACCGATGCTTGCGGGCCAGCTGCGCCACAGCCGGAGCCGACACGCTCAAAGCCATAGACGAATGGCGGGCCTTGGTAGGTCGCTGTATGCGCGTCAGCAGTAGTCAGAATCAGCAACTGCCCACGCACCTTGATTGCATTCAGGATTGCGCCATTGGTGGCTAGCTCAAAGTCCCCAGCCTGGTTCGTTGCAGCAGGCATCCACAGGTTGAAGTTTTCCTGATCAGACCATTGCACCAACTTGTTGTTTCCAGCAGCGCCAAGCGCAAACACAAACCGTTCCTCAGACACGATAACGGCCTGATTATTGATCGGAGCGCCCATCATCGTGACAGCGGTCAATGTCACGTTATCCCAGTAATACAGCTTGCCGTCGGTGTTAGCGCAAGCCACAAGGAATGAGCCGAAGTTGTCTAGCGTCCAATTCGTGGGGGGCTGAATGCTGCCGGTTGCCGGTGTCGAGATGCCGTATGCGCCAACACCGTATGCGCCAAGGCCGTAGCCAAAGGCGTTTCCAGCATCAGCGCGACCGGCGACATAGCCAGCAGGCGTGATGTCCTGATAGGTTCCATCCGGTTTGATTGCGTACAGCTTGGTGTGCGTGCCAATGCCAGCGCGTGAATCAGGCCCATCACGGAAGGTATGAATGTCGCTCGGACGGCCAAGCAGTTGCGTGCTGGAATACTTCTGCCAGCCCTTGACCGGCCCCATGTAGCCAGACTGCCAGCGTACAAGGTTGGCATCATGCCAGCGACCCTGAGACTGATAGTCCGTGCCGTTGGCGTATATGCCTGCTGGGATGTTGAGCTTGGCAAGCATAGTTAGAACCCAATGCCTAAGACATAAGCACTATATGGTGAGCCTTGAGAGTTGGTCACGACATAGCCCGTCAAAGATACGCTTCGAAGGTCGGTGTTCTGCGTAATGCCTGCCGAGCCGCTTGTATCCAGCACGCTTACATTGGCGCTGCGCACAGAAGTAGTAAAAGGAATTGCCCACGTAAAAGGCTGATTCGCGTTATTTGCAGCCAGCGTGATCAAGTCCCACTGAATGATCAAGCCGCCAAGCCAAGTCGGGAAGCTGATGTAGCCCTTTTGCGCCGTGCTGATTGCAAAGCCGAGCCGGAGCTTCTTTGGCGTTGCGATCACGAGGTCATTGTTGGAATCCAGCATTTCTGCATCGGTCGCCACCTCAGCCGTTCCGCGCACCGTTTCCGTAGCCTGGTCAAGCGTACCGCCGTTTCCTGTAACAGCACCAGACGCGGCCACAGTCGTCGCTGTAACGGCCTGCAAGCTCGATGCGCCCGTTGCTGTCAGTGTCGTGGCGGATACGGACTGAAGCGTTGCAGCGCCGCTTGCAGACAGCGTGGTGACGCTTGTTGCGCCAGCAACAACAGCATCAGTGAATGTCACTGGCGAAGTGCCGAGCGCGACCACTGAGCTGTTCAGGCGAAAGACTTTGCCACCATGCGTAGTGCCAGACTGAACACGCACCGAACGCTCACGGATGAACTCTGCAGTGCTGTTTGCATCGTTGGTACGCACCCATGAGCCAGCAGCAGACAGGTAAATGCCGTTGTTTGCCGTCGTCGTCTGATTCCACACCAGAACACGCGAGGATGCCGTCAGTACGCCATCAATGGCCTGCTCACCGGCCAAAGTGATGTTGGCAGTGGTGGCGACCAGAACTGGCAGGAAGTGCGCACGCGAGGCGACAATGATGTCATCAAGCGAATCAAGGTTCGCATTGAGCTTGTCGCCCCAAGTATCTGTGCTGGCACCAGGCTCCGGCTTGATCAGGCCAAAGTTGGTCGTTGTCGTGTCAGCCATTTACCGGCTCCCATGTAGTAGGTTGCATTTCGAGGTCGGCGTAATCTTCCTCGGCATAGTCAGAATCAAAGTAGAGATCAGCCGATTCCCAGGCTGCTTCGGTTTCATCCAATGACTACACCTCGCACTTGTGGGGTTGTGCCTTGGAACTGGCTGCGCGTGTTCTCGATCTCGATTTCACCAAGAGCAGAGTCAAACAGGGTCGCCCAAGTCGTCGGATCGTCTTTCAGGTACAAAGCAGCCTGAACACATGCGCCGTACAAGTACAGGTCATAGTGACGCTCAAGCAGCCAGTTTGAGGTCATGCTGTCGCTGAGCGCAGGCACCTTTTGAAAGTAGACCATCTCGACCGTATAAGACTCCTGCGGCACCGGAATCAGCTCAAGGCGATTCGCTACCACGGAGAAGTATTGCGGCTTGCCCTGAAGCTCACGAGCGCGGATGCGGTCGGCTTCTTGCGGCGTGATGTACTGCAAAGCAATGACCGGCTGGCTGTTGATCTGGATATTGCGCATTTCCAGAAAGCCGCTGGGCAGCGTAGAGAACTGCGTGCCGATGGTAGCCGTGACGCGCTGCTCCATGTCGCGTGTGCGAATAGAGCGATTGATCCGGTTTTCAGTCAGGCGAATGAATGTCGGAACCTTGTCGGCAATGTCTTGATTGTCGATGAAGGCCAGAATGTCCTGCTGAAGTTCTGCATAGGTCATATCTTGTCAACCGTCATCAGGTGGCAGTAATCACGAGATTTGATTCTGGCGAGGATGAATGCCGACTCCTCTTTGCCATCAAGACCTTTAGCCTTGGCTTCGGCCTTCCACTGATAGTATAGCACCAGCGGAACAGTAGCGACCTTGCGGCCTAAGCCGTGGTCTTTTTTGTTCACGCCCGAGTTACGCTCAGCCTTGTTCTGGTTCAAGATGCCGGAGACATCCTGCACCGTTTCAATGATGCCGCGATCATTGGCTTGATCGTCGTGCCAGTATTTTGTAATGCCCATCACTGGGTCATGTGAGAAAAGACGGCGGGACATATATCCTCCAAAAGAAAGGGGGCTTTCGCCCCCTATCTTATCAGGTCGCAGTCAGTGCACGAGCGACACCGTGTGCCTTCTCGTTGTTGACCTTCACGCCCCACTCACAGATCAGCATCATCTTGTCGGCATCACCAGTGCGGGCCAGTTCCTGCTTCTGGAACGGACGCAGCATGGCAATTGCAGCCATCGAGGGGTCAACGTGGTAAGCAACCGTGGCAGGCATGAAGCGGTTTGGCACCACTTCCAGATTGCCGAAGTCACTGACGTAGATGTCAGCCGCGCCGATGATGGTGCCAGGCTTTGCGCCCTGCACGTTGAAACGCTGAGCAGCAATGCCAGTGAAGCCGGAGACAGCCTGCTTCAGAGCTGGGCCGACCATCAGCATCTTGGCGTCGCCACCGTTCGTCCACACCGAAGCGATGACCGACTTCAGAATGGCTTCAGTATAGACACGCGGAGTGCCAGCCGAGCCAGCAGCGTTCGGGAAGCCCGAAGTCGTGCCGCTCAGGGTCGGGTTGGTGCCTGTTGCGCCATTGCTGGTGTTGGTGCGCAGGAAGGCACCGAAACCAGCAGTGTTACGGGCAGTGGTCGAGTTGCCAGCGACAGCAGCCTGACCGGAGGTGGCGATGGATTCCATGTCGCGCTTCAGTTCAGCAGCACGCTTAGCCATCTGGTAAGCCATTTCCGAGCGACGACCGGCCTTGTCCACAGCTTCCAGCGTACCGGAAACAGTGACAGTCTTGCGGCTGATCTGCGTGTAGTTACCGATGCGGCTGGTCGGAGACGGTTCGACAGCCGGAGCGTCGTCGCCTTCGATCTGAGCGTTGTTCAGGTCGGTAGCGGCCAGCGAATCTTCCTGCCATTCAAAGTAGGTCGATTTGGCCATGGTCTTGCCGACGTTCGAGATGAACGGGGTTTCTTCCGGCGAGATGTTGTAAATGACGTTGGACAGGTCTTCGCGAATGCCGCGAGCGTCATAAGTGTCAAACGTGTTGGTAGGCTGAGCCATGATTTGTTCTCCTTAGAACATTTTCAGAAAGAGTGCGGCTGCGTCGTTTACGCTGCCGGTTTTTGCCAAGCGTTGCTTTGCTTGCGACACATCACTCGGAGCAGATCGTGGTCGGGACTTCACGACAGGCTCAGCCTTTGGCTTCACTTCCTGGCGCTTGGCAATCAAATCCCTGTACCGCATGGCATCGCGCATCAGTGCAACGGCTCTTGCGTCATACAACTCGCTCAGTTCTTCGTCTGAGTAGCCGTACTGCTTGGCAACGTCGCGTATCTTGGCCTTTTCAGCTTTGGCTGTATCAGCATCAACCCAATCAGGGATGAGCGTCGTCAGCATTTCCTGCTGCTGGGCAAGGTACTTCTGCATCTCTGCCTTCTGTTCCTGCTGCTGCACCTGTGCAAGTCGCTGCTGTTCGGAAGTGATCGCCTGCTTTTGACGCTGGTACTGCATCACTTGAGCGAGTTGCTGTGCATAAGCAATCGGGTCGGTGTATTGCAGACTCTCGTCCACTTGCGGCTCTGCTTCCAGCTTGGCGGCTAGCTGGTTCAGCAACTGAGCGTACTGTGTTCGCTCATTACGCACTGCCTCAAACTCGGCCTCAGCGGCTTTCCGCTGTTCAGCCAGCATCTGAGTCTTGCGCGTGTAGTCTTGGGTTCGGCTGTAACCCTTCAGCAGCTCATCCTCAGGAACCTCGACTTCTTCACCGTCGATCTTCACCTTGAATGTGCGTACTTCTGGCTCGCTTTCTCCTTCGACTTCTTCGGATTCCTCGGACTCGTCATCTACCTCGTCGGCAGCGACTTCCTCGGTTTCCTGCTCGGCCTGATTCTCTCCTTGTTCCTGATCTTCATCAGCAAGAATACCCATCATGGCATTTACCGCGTCGAAACTGCCTTCTGGCGTGGTTTCATTGCTCATATTATCACCTATTACTGAGATGCGCGACGGCAGCGCGTTTTGATGTCGTGGTCAGCTTTTACGCCATCCTGCTCAATGATTCCCAGCTCGGAAATCACTTCTTCCAGCACCTTGCACTTGAACCACAGCGCCTCTCGCCGGTCTTTGTCGTTGGCTGCAATCAAGTCAGCCAGATACTTGTCCTTCAGGCGTTTTTGAGCTTCCACAAACACCGGATTGACCAGAATCTGTCTCGCATCATTGCCGCGTTGGACAGTTTGTTCTAGCAAGTCCATACCTACCTCACATCAACAGGAGCAGGGCTTCTTCATCGTCGTTAAGAGCCACTGCAATAATCGTCAGGCTTTCCAGCATGACGCGCATCTCAATAAGCCACTGCGGTTCGCCAAGGTCTTGCATCAGACTTTGAATGTCCGCAATCGCCGCTTGAGTTTGTTGCAACGCGCCTTCTAATTTCGGCATCTCTACCGTCTGAAGTGCGTTGTATTCGTATACCCGTTCCAATGCGCGCTTGACCTTAGCCTTTGTCTTGCCAGGAATCACGCTCGGAAACAGGACTTCTTCAATTCGCTTTGCAGCCTTCTCGACATCTCTCAATGACGCAGTTGGCCGTCTATCCCGAAGGATAGGGCCAGCTTCGCGCTCAAGGTTGCAGAGAAGGGCGGCGAGCATTAGGCCTGCTGCACCGCTTTATATGTCACGCGCTTGAGCAGGCGATCAATAATCGGATCAGCATCTTCAGGCAGGCTGGCAATGATCCAGTCTAGCTCGGCTTGCGTGTCGTAATGGTAGGCGTAGGCGGCTTCGACTTTGATCACATCGGGTCTCCGTTTTGGTCAACGGTAACGCTCTCGACACGAGTCCATGCCGACCATGTTGACGACAGAGGAATAAGCCCGAGAACAGCCGTCACAATGTCCTTTGTCCGGTATTCCCATGTCTCCACCCATGTTTCACCGCCGACACTGTTAGGCGTGCGAACAATGACTTTTCTGATTTCTAGGTTGTTTGCCATTAGATTATGACTCCATGAATTGCGCTGCCAATGACCGCAGACGGGCCTGTATTACCGGCGACCAAGGCCGATACGGTTGCGCTGGCATTTGTTGAGTTATTCTTCAGAACCGCACTGCAAAGATAGCCATACTGCTGCGCTGCGGCTACCGATCCTGTAATTACAAAATCAACAGTAGCTCCCGCCGCTGCGTTAATTACGTCGCCATCTTCTAACGCCGTTGCTGCGGCTGCCGATGCAATGTTCAGCACACCAAAAACAGAGCCTGATACGTTTCCATTAGCCCCAGCGCCATGAATAACTCGCAAGCCCACAGTTCTGTTTTCAGCAAGGCCAGAAGCTGCTGTTCCTCGACCAATGAACATGACACTCGCAGATTTCCCCGCTGGTATTGTGACGGTCAAGCCAGTTACCGGGACTAAGGGGCCGCTTGTGAAGTCAGTTGATAAAACCACTGCGGAAATCACTGGCCCCTGTGGCTGGCCGAGGTCGCGCTCCACGCCAGCCGGATCGCGAGCGGTCACGCTGCCGTTGGTGCGTGCCTTGAGCCGCCCGAAGCCTGCTGCCGGGTTTGTCGTTGCATCAGTTTGCGCAATATCAATGCTCATCCAATCACCGCCGAGGCACTTGTGCCAATCTGCGCCGTGACCGCCGAACCAGCGACCTCGCTCCGAAACTCGACTGTCACCGTGGTGTTCGCGTTGGTGCTTGGGTTCGTGATGACGGCTTGATACCCAGAGCCATTGTTGCCTGCAACAGAGTTCGCTCCAAGCAGCTCGCCAAGAGCGTTCGCGCCAGCCGCCACGTTGAAAACGTCGCCGTCATGCAAAGCTGATGCCGCTGCTGCCGAGCTTTGTGCAACCGTCGTGAACCACGAACCGCGAGCGTTAGCGTTTGCGCCAGCGCCCTGTGCGACACGAATACCGACTGCAAAGCCGGTTGTTGTTGCGGCAGCGGTACAGACCACCTGACCCGTCAGCAGCAGCGTCTTGCCGGGCGGAATCGTAAATGTGTGCCCCGTCAGAACAGCCGGGGTCACGGTTGTGTTCGCCTGAGTTGCAGCGAGCGCAGCCACTGTCTGCGTGACAGCTCCAGCAGAAGGAGTCAGCACAGTTTCAACGCCAGCCGAGGATCGAGAAACAATCGTGCCATCTGTCTTAGCCTGAACTCGCGTGTATCCCGTAGGCGGGTTGCTAGTCGCATTGGTCTGCGGCAGGTCAATCGGATTGCCGAATAGCTGAGCCATATTAGAACCCCATCACAACGACGATGACGCCAGTCAATGAAATAGCAGATTCAATCGTCAGGCTGTTCGTGTTGACCGATATT